TTGAGGCCGAGTAGCAAAATGGTTATGCAGCGGATTGCAAATCCGCCTACGCCGGTTCGATTCCGACCTCGGCCTCCACTATAAACAAGCTCCGTAGATCCATGATTTACGGAGCTTTTTTATTTGCGTTGCACGGAAAGATTTAGTCTTTGAAACGGCAACTGCAAACTTGCTTCACCGGGAAGTGATGTATATATTTCCCCCTCTGCCGCCGACATGCAGTTCCTGTCAGGACTGCGAATCGTCATCAGAGCCAAGCAACACCGCGCTACCGCCCGAATGGCGAAACTGGTAGACGCATGGGACTTAAAATCCCCCGCTCGTAAGGGCGTGCCGGTTCGATTCCGGCTTCGGGCACCATGAATATCAAGGGCTTGCATGAGATACCTCATGCAAGCCCTTAGTTCTTTTTTCCGCAATAAAAAAATCTTTTCCGCAATTCGTGACCGTCAGTCACTTCGTAGGGGTAACCTTCATCCCCTTGCGCATTCGGATGTACTGTTCTGTCATCCCAACGGTTGTATGTCCTAGCTGGTCCCTAGCTTCTCGGATGCTCCCTGTTGACTCCTCCTTATCCGTCGCCGCTTTTGCTCTTAGGTCGCGCATCTGAAATTCTGCTTTTGGAATACCAGCTGCTTCCCTGGCGTCATCAAACCGCTTCCTGAGCATGCTGGTCGTCATTGGCTGCCCAGAGTCGATTACTACCAGACGTGTTGATCTGATTTTGTGTCCAGCCTTTCGTGTCATGATTCGATCGATTACGACTTTGAGCTCACCAATGATCTCGATCCTTCGTTTAGCCCCGGTCTTGCCTTGCTGAACGGAGAGCTTTCCGTCTTTTATGTCTCGCTCATCCATCTTCAATGTGTCTGCGATCCTCTGGCCTGTTAGGTAGAAAAGGTCCAAAGCGTCCCTCAATGGCTGATCGGCATGTCGGTAGGCTCTCGCAAGTACGTCGTCTTCAACATATATGTCGCGACCGGTTTCTTTATTACCTTTCACGCCTGAGCAAGGATTTGCCAAGGATGTATAGCCATTCTCGCGAGCAAAGTTCCAGATGGAGCTGAGTAATGCCTTCTCCCGATTCGCGCGAATAGGTGCTGTCTTGCCACGATGACGAAGGTACTGGCTGACATGTTTCGGTTCGATGGCTTCTAGAGGGGCGGGCGGGTCGTTGAAGAACAGAAGAAGGTTTTTGAGTTCGCGCGCGTTGTCTTTTTGGGTGGCGTGGGCTTTTGTGGGAACCACCTCATTCATATAAAGCTCGGCTACGTAAGCAAAGGTAAGTACGGTTTGTGTCAGGGCTTGAGAGACGCGGCTTTTTTCGAGCTTTGCGTACTCTAAGATGGCCAGGCCGTAATCCGTACCTAGCGGGATTTCCTTGCGTGGTTTCCCGCCAGTGTCGTAAAGGTAATAGGTTGTGTTGCCGCGTTTTCTCTCGCGCAGGCGAGGAATGCTCCCCGGCTTTGTTGGTCTTCGTCCCATTCATCCCACCAGGCGCGGCTGCCACGTTGGAGTTTCGGCCGCGTTGGTAGTTGCTCCTGTCAACGCGGACGCAATCACGCAAGGCCAGCCGTTGCGCTTGATGGTATGGCGAATGCCATTGCGCTTCAGCACCATAATCTGACCGGCTTTAGTTTTAGCTCCAGTCAGTTCGCAGACTTGATCATGGCTAAGAAATTGAATACTCATGCTGGCTCCTTGCTAGGAAATGCAGAGCGCTTCGAATGCGCTTGCATTGCGGCCTTGCCACCCTCGGTTCCTGGGTACAGCTGCGCAGCCATTGCAAGCGCCTGTTCGCGCAGCGATCGGGCATCACGCTCTAGCTTCTTGCCGGTACGAAAGGCGCTGAAGGTCTCGGCGGCGATCCGCAGCAGCTCGCCGATATCGACCAGCGTCTGGTGCTCGGCCGGGCCGAAGAGCGGACCTGCTTCAAATCGTTTGCAGGCGTGTGCCAAGCGCGTGTGATCGGCCCGGATGAACTGCAGGGAGGCCTGGAGCTCGCGGATGGTTTTGGCGCTTGCGGCGCGCTGGGTGTCTACACCTTCGTGCAGGCCTGTCTCCAGGCCATCGCTGCGGCCCATGATGTAACCGCCCCAGAGCAGCAGGGCGGCCAGAACTATCAGGGTGACGAGTGCACCGATTTGTATTGGGGTCATCATGTGGTGTGCTCCTGGGATTGTCGTTGGCTGGTGGTGACAGCCGTCAGGGGTGTGGGGGCAACAGTGCGTTGGCCGTCGTGCTGTCGCTGCATTTCTTCATCCGCTTTGTAGGCGCGGATATCGATCAGCGAGGCGACGTGGCGGATGTGCGCGTACTTCAGCGCCTTGCGGCTGGTGTCCAGCGTGGTGATCGGAAGCTGGATCCGGCCGCTGTTGATCTCCGTCACGAACGACTGCTCGTTGAGATTGCGAAAGTACTGCTCGCGGACTTTTTCCAGCGGGATCAGGACGTCACCGAAGATTCGGTAGAGCAGTTCAACGGTGGCCGATTCGGGCGCCGGATGCAGGCGAAGCGGATTCTGTGCAGCGTTACTCATGGCCTTGTCGAGCCTCCTTGCGTTGTTGTCGTGCCGGGTGGTTCCAGGCGTTCAGGCAGTGGCGTCTGGTCAGCTCGCGCAGATGTTCGGGCACTTCGAGGAGCGCGGCGTTGCGCTCCTCACGTGTGCGCATGGCAATGATCTGGCGGGCGTACTCCCTAGGCCACGTCACGGCGATCTGCCGGGATGGCAGGAAGATCGATGTCCAACTGCTCGGCCAGCCAACGGATACCGGCCTGCTTCACCCGAGTCGACTGGCTGTACTGCATTCCGTGTTTCTCGTCATACCAGGGGCTGTCCTTGACCCGCAGGTACTCCTTGTCGCGCTTTAGATCTGCCGGTAGGTTTCCCTTGAGCAAACCTTTCTCCCGCATGAGCGCGATCAGTTTGGGGCGAGTGAGGCCGAGTTGAGTGGCTGCTTGGGCTAGGGTGCGTTCCATAAACGGTTCCTCAAGCAGCATGCGCAGCAGGAGTGGCCGCTGCAGCAAGGTGGTTGATGGACTCAATGAGCTTTGCGTAGATCTCGGCATCGGGGTCGTACAGGGTGAAGCAACGCGTATGCGGGCTCTTGTTGCCGATGCTCAAGATGGCGGTGACGCCCCGACGTGAATGGGTGCGATGCAGCGCCACATGAAGGGGAAGTTCAAAACCCATGTCGAGGCTCAGCACGCCGCCGGTGTGCACCAGTTCGAACACGCGCTGCTTGTCCTGGACATCAAAACGGCCGTATTGACGATCGGCATGCGGAAGATGCACCAGGTCGCTGGAGTTGCTCACGTCGAACGGACCGTTGGCAATCTCTTCGATGAAGTCGGCGAGTTTGAGGTGCATCTTCTTGTCGTTCTGCAGGGTCAGCGTGTGGCGTTCGCTGCCCAGTTCAACGACAAAAGTACTTTCCACTGTGCCGCGCTCAGCCTTGAGACGGAATGCCAGGCATTCACGCTTCGGTGCTGTGCGCAGGACGTGGTTGAAGGTCTCGGTGAGGTTGACCTGGGCGTTGAGCAACTGCAGGGTGCGGTTGTCGATCTTGTACTTGATCATGCCGCGTGCCCTCCGCCGTTTGGGTCGAAACGCTTGGCAGGAGGGCGACGTTTTTTGGAGGTTGTGATGCTTATAAAAGCGCAGCCACATTCTCGGGCCAGACGACGAACCTCGAAAATGCGGCAGGGGTCAGCGATGGTTGGGTGCAGATGAATCGTAGCTTTGGTATGCATGAATTTGCCTCGCTCTGTGGTCAAAGAGTGAGTGCAAATTAGCAACAGCTAATCTGTTTCGCAATAGCAAGTGCTAAATTTCAGATCTCAAGATACTTTGAAGGCTTCAAAATAGCCCCTACGTAATGGATTTTCTCGACCAGCTTTTCTTCCAGGAAGATAGGAGGGTAGCTGTCGTTGATGCTATCGAACCGGAGTTGACCGTCCCGACGATAAATGAACTCTTTCACCATTGCCCTACCATCGGTGGTCCGCACGAGGACCTCATCGCCAGTCTGATAACCATGATTCGGCTCAATGAGCACAAACTCCCCGTTTTTGATGCGTGGATGCATGCTGCTTCCCACGACTTTCAAGCCATATGCATCGGGATCGGAACTGATAATTTCCAAGTATCCATCGCCATGACCTGGAGGATATTCAAGTGCGTCGAAGTAGCCATCGGTACCCAACATAGCCTTTCCTACTACGGGTACTGGTGCAGGGCGCCGGTGCTCGCTTGCTTCCCGCTCTTCCGCTGTTCTAAGGGCGGTTTCGTTGATGGTTGCATTGAAGAATGCTGGGTGGGGCAAAACTGGAGGCTTGAGGCCAAGAGCGATCCACGCGGCGGTGATTTGATGCTGGTCTTCGGCGGAGTAGGTTCCCGTCGTAAGCAAATCAGCAGGAATTGCGAGCTTTTTTGCAAGGTTCGTGGCAGCTCGGTCACCCAATGTCCGGTGCCCGTTCAGGATCTGAGAAATGTACGAAGCGTCCACATCGGCATGCGCTCCGGCAAAGTCCTTGAGTTGGTTTTCACCAATCAGGGCTTTAAGAATCGTGAGGCGTTTTTCGTAGATATTCATATAGGGAATCATCCGTGCTCCGTTAGCAAAATGTAAATTACGTTTTGCTATTGCGGACCGGATTAGCAGTTGCTAATCTTGTGTTGAATAGGGGGTTAGCAATGACGCTTCTCGAATACATAAAGATCCTAGACGACGCAAAGCTCAAGACCTTTGCCTCTCGATGTAATACCTCAGTCGGCCAATTAAAGCAGGTTGCTTATGGCAATCGTCGAGCGAACGCAGCTTTATCCATTTCGATTGATCGGCATAGCGGCAGTCGTGTGACGTGTGAGTCGTTAAGGCCAGACATTGATTGGCAATATCTGCGAATGCAGGCACCAGCTAATCACAGAGTAGAAAACGCTGCATAGAAAAAAGGCGACCCTAGGGTCGCCCAGTTTCTCCCGACAGCATCACCACAATGCGGTCGGGTTGCGATGTCAGCAGGCGAGCACACCACATGCCGCCGACCTTCATCGCGTTTCCAAGGCTCGGAAGCCTTGGTGTTGCTGCCGTTCTTACCACAGAGCTGGCAGCTGTTGCGCCAGGGGTGAACAACGGATTGTTCGCCCCGGCACGGTGCCGGTGTTGGTCTTACGAACCTAGCCGGCTTTGGGCCTCTCCAGACCACGCGGCAAATGTATCACCAACTTCTGTCGCGCGGCACTGGCAACTTTTAGGATTAATGCCATGAGCCGAATCGCTCTCAGTTCTCTGGAACGGGCGCAGCGGGAAATCCTGCCGCTCGATTTAGCGCTGTACCACGCTGCCCGCGATTATCCGGGCGGAGCTGCTGCCATCGCAGCCACCACCGGCCGTAACCCGACCACGCTGCAACACAAACTGTCGCCGACCCACCCGAGCCACTCCATCAACATTCAGGAGTTCGGTGAGATCCTCGAACTGACCAAGGACCGCCGCATTCTCGATGCGGTGCATGCGCTGGTCGGTGACACGATCTGGCAGGAGCTGGCGGACACCTACACCAACGACATGCCCGAGACCTTGACCACAGGGATTGCTGAATACTTCCGTCAGGTCGCGGATCTGGCCGAAACCTGGGCCAAAAGCATCGGCGACGGTGTGGTGACTGATCAGGAACTGGCTGCGATTCGCCTGCAGGTGTTCCGGGGCATTCAAGGGCTGCTGGGGTTGTTCAACCGCGCCACCTACGTCAACCAGACGACGCGAGGTGCTGACCGTGGCTGACATCGCCGATTTCGCCAACGACTTGGTGCAGGAACGCATCGATCAGGCCATGGCGGCGCGCAGCGCTGCCAAAGCAGAAAGTGTTGCCCATTCCTTGCTGTTCTGTGAAGTCTGTGACGATCCGATCCCGGAAGCGCGCCGCTTGGCCCAACCGGGTTGCTCGCAGTGCATCAGCTGCCAGTCCCTCTCTGAGCGGGGGATTCAGCATGCTCGATGAGGTATTGGGGCAATTCGCCGATTACGGTCTGGAGCCAGCGCAGCCGCTGGTGTTCGGCAAGCTGACCCGCTGCAAGACAGCGCAGGACAAGGGCAAGGAAAAGAACGGCTGGTACGTGGTCCACGAGCAGCGCACGGAGAAGGGCGACACGCTGATCTTCGGCGCTTTCGGTGACTGGCGTTCGGGCGAGACACAGAAGATCAAGGTCAAGGCCGGTCGCATGTCGCCGGAAGAGCGCGAAGTGATGCGCGCCCGCCAGGAAGAAGCCAAACGCCGCGCCGCCGAAATCGCGAACAACGCTGCGCGGCGGGCCGCGAAAAGGGCGCAGGGTTTGTTCGAGCGCATGCCGACCACCGGGCGCAGCGACTACCTGGACCGCAAGCAGATCGCTGGTATCAATGTGCGTTACGCGCCACGCACCGGCGCCGTGTTGGTCCCAATGAAGAACGCCCGTGATCAGATCATGGGCCTTCAGGTGATCTTCCCGAACAAGCAAGAAGACACCGGCCGAGACAAATCCTATTGGCCCTACGGCATGGCGAAGGAGGGCACCTTCCACCTGCTCGGCCCGCATCCGGTACCGGGCGAACCGGTGCTGGTCTGTGAGGGCTACGCCACCGGCGCCAGCCTGCACATGGCGACGTCGCTCGCCGTGGCCGTGGCCTTCGATGCGGGCAACCTGTTGGCCGTGTGCAAGGTCATGCGTGAGCGCTTTGCCGGCTGCCCGCTGATCATCTGCCGCGATGACGACTGGAAGACCACCAAGCCCAACGGCGATGCCTGGAACCCTGGCGAGGAGAAAGCGAGCAATGCTGCGTTGATCGTCGGTGCCCAGGTCGTTGCGCCGATCTTCTCTGTCGAGCGTCATGACAAGTGGACCGACTTCAACGACCTGCACGTCGCTGAAGGCCTCGACGCGGTTCGCCGTCAGGTGCTGGCCGTGGTCCGCCCGCCGGCCGCCGGTGGCTGGAAAGATCAACTGGCCCGCAGTGAAAGCGGCGCCTTGATCGCGCACATGCAGAACGTCGAACTGATCCTCGCTCACGACGAGCGCTGGGCCGGGGTGATCAGCTACTGCGCTTTCAGCTCGAAGATCGTCAAGCTGCGTGCGGCGCCTTATGGCGGTGGCACCGGGGAGTGGGCCGACATCGACGACGTGCGCGTCATGAAGTGGCTCGCGCAGCAGTACAACCTGCGTGTGAAATCCTCGCACGTGATCGAAGCGGTCAGCGTCGTGGCCCACGACCACGCGTTTCACCCAGTGCGTGAGTACCTGAAAAAACTCGAATGGGATCGCGTGCCGCGCCTGGAGCGTTGGTTGACCGATGTCATGGGGGTGAAAGCAACCGACTACACCTCCAAGGTCGGCAAGCGCTGGATGATCTCGGCCGTGGCGCGGGTGATGAAACCCGGCTGCAAGGCTGACTCGGTGATGATCCTCGAAGGTGTACAAGGCGCCGGTAAGTCGACCGCCATGAGCGTGCTCGGCGGTGAGTGGTTCATGGACACGCCGTTTGCCCTTGGCGACAAGGACGGCTTTCAGGCGATACGTGGCAAGTGGATCGTCGAGCTGGGCGAGCTGGACAGCTTCAACAAGGCCGAGAGCACCAAGGCCAAGCAGTTCTTCTCCGCGTCGACCGACACCTACCGCGAAAGCTATGGCCGCAGAACCCTGGACGTGCCACGCCAGTGTGTGTTCGTCGGTACCACCAACCAGGACGAGTACCTTAAGGACGCCACCGGCAACCGTCGCTATTGGCCGGTGGCCTGTACCAAGGTCGATGTGGCGTTGCTGCGCGAGATCCGCGACCAGCTGTGGGCCGAAGCAATGTTCTGTTTTGAGGCCGGCGATCTCTGGTGGGTCACGCGAGAGGAAGCGCCGATGTTCAGCGAGGAGCAGGACGAACGCTTTGTGGTGGACGAATGGGAAACGCCCATCCTGACCTGGCTCGAAGAGTCGCAGATCGGCGAGACCACCACCGGCAGTGAGGTGATGAGTCAGGCGCTCAAGCTCGATCCCGGTCATTGGGGTAAACCGGAGCAGATGCGCGTGGGAGCGATCCTCCATCGACTGGGATGGCGACGGTTCCGTTTGGGCGCGTTGAGCAAGAGCGGCCAGCGGCCTTGGGCGTACAAGAAGCCTGAGGGTTGGGGCAGGGCGCCTGAGCTGGAACAACCCGCGTTTGAGGAGCCATGCTTCGATGATTAAAGCGATCGATATGGCTCTCAAGCAATGGGCGCAGGAGCTGCACAGCGACGAGGTCGCCGCCGGTTATTCGGGCGGCAATATGGTCGCCATGATGATGGAGAGCGGTGGCCAGCTCGTGCGCGGCAGGCGCGGGAGCAGGGTGCCGCTGGAAGCCTCGCTGGACATCGAGCGCATCGTCAAGAAACGCCTCGATCCTGAGTTGATGTCGGTGGTCCAGGTGCATTACTTCCAGCCTGATGCGCCTTTGACTGCGCGTCTGGCTGAGAGTGGCTGCACACGCAACCTCTACTACCAGCGCCTGCATGACGCTCACATCGTGGTCGAGCACTTCCTCCTGGGGGAAGCGGCTTGATCGTGGGCATCCCTCTGGCTCACGCCGTCCCACCGGCCTGCCTCCGTCCCACTGCTTTTTACAGTGGTGAGACGGGCGCAGGCCGCGTCGTTGTTGGGCTGTCCCACCGTCCCACCTTTTTCATGCCTCCCGCCCGTGTGTGCGTAGCGGGTACAGGTACGCGCGTTTACGCGCACGCGTGCTTTTTAAATTTCTCTCTATACACGAGAAAAGAGAAAGAAAAGTAGGACGGTGGGGCAAAGCCCCGACCTGCGGGGCTTTCAGACGTCCCACCTTGTTTTAGAGAGGTGGGACGCATGGGACGCCAGAAAGCAAAAGCCAGCCGGGTTGAGATATTCACCGACATTCGCCAGCCGTTCACCGGACGTAAGCCACACATTCACCGGATGGCATTAAAACGGTCTTGCTGCCACCAGAATCGACCTGTAAAAAGGGGCCATCTTCGATGGGTGCGACCGCAAAGCGCGGCAGGCCACCCACCACCTGACCCGGCCAATGCGCCGGGTCTTTTTGTTTAAGGGGCAGGGCAGTGACGAACGAGCAACAGGCACTGGCAGAGATGCCGATCTGGTTGGTGATTGCCCTATCCCTGGTTGGCGGCGTGTCCGGCGAAATGTGGCGCGCTGACAAGGACGGAGCACGGGGCTGGGCGTTACTGCGCCGCCTCGCACTTCGGTCCGGCGCCTGCATCGTCTGCGGCGTGTCAGCAATGATGTTGCTGTTCGGCGCGGGCCTGTCGATCTGGACGGCGGGCGCCCTGGGTTGCCTGACCGCGATGGCCGGCGCGGATGTCGCCATCGGCTTGTACGAACGCTGGGTGGCCAAGCGGCTGGACCTTAGCGAGGCCGAGCCGAAGGCATGAGCCGGGCAGGCCGGGTAGGGCGCCGATTTTTACGGGTCCTCCCTGAGGGCCGCCCCCCTACACGGGTTATCGAACTCGCGGATTCTCTCTAGCTGAAACCTTCGCAGGGATGTCCGTCTTTGCAAACACTAGTGTTTTGTAGGAAGGGAAATAACCATCGGCAGATGTATAGGTTTTTGAAATATGGGGACTCAATCACTGTTTGGGTGGTCAAGATTGATATAGGGTAAGGACAGGCGTTGTACCAATAATCGGTTCGGGGCCTGTTCAAAAGCCCGATCTAGAGCCCTCAACGATGCCCATTATCAAATCAGTCGCACTGGCTAAAGCGCGATCCAATTTTGACCTTTTTGCTGAAGCCGTAGACGAGCGTGATCTTGAGACGCTGTTCAGAGGCGCTATTGGCTACTGCCGAGCTCTGCAAAGGAATGGAGTCATCAGCGAAGATGAACTCGCGCAGCTTCTGGATGAAGCTGACCAGGTACGTGATCGTTGGTTCGGTCCGCGCAGATCTACCGCGAAGCAAAGATAAATCACCAACTCCCGCCAGAAACCAAAGCCGGCGGATCTCCGTGCACCGCTCTTGGCGCAACGCCCTCGTCGCGATCGGAATCAGCCAGAACTCGCCGGGGACCCTGAGGACTTTCAAAGGACACGGGGTCGGAAACCCGCGGGATCGTGTTAGTTGGAGGCTCGCCAGCTTACTGAAATTTCAATCCACTGAAATCTTGAAAGGAATCATTGAAAAGCCGCTGAAAAGGAGGGCTTATGAGCACAGCCACATACCTGTCGAAGAGCGCCTTCGCGGCGCACATTGGTCGGTCACCGAGTTACATCACCTGGCTGAAAGAGAACGGCCGACTGGTACTGTCGCCCAACGGCAAGCAGGTCGACGTGCTGGCCACCGAAGCATTGATCCGCGATACCGCTGACCCAAGCAAGGCTGCCGTCGCTGCCCGCCACCAACAGGAGCGGCTTCAGCGTGATGTGTACAGCCAAGTCTCAGCCCAATCCGAACCGACTAACATGGCTGCGCCGCCGCCCGTTGAATCCGCGCAAGGGCAGTCCCCGGACTTTCAGAAAGCACGTGCGCATCGCGAGCACTACCTGGCGAGGATGGCCGAGATGGAGTTTCGCAAGGCTCAGGGGGAACTGGTGGAAATCAGCTTTGTGCAGAAAGCCGCCTTTGAAACAGCGCGATCGCTCAATCATTCACTGATGAGCCTGTCGCCTCAATTGGCGCCACAGCTCGCTGCTCTATCTGATCCATGGGAAGTAGAGAGGCAGCTAACGGCTGCGCTGCGCCAGCGGCTCAACGAAGCCGCTCAAGTGTCCAGTGACGACTTCGGATTTGCATTGAGTGAATGCTAAAAGTATCTGTGGACCTGTCCCGTGACAACGACGCCAAGAAGCTGGTTATTTGGCCGTCTGCTTTCGGCCAAAAGCGGTCGCTTGAGAGCGGCACCTTCCGGCCAATAGCAGCTATTCAATGACGTCTATCAAAATTAACCAATTAATGATTATGTTTCAATGCAGGTGCTGACATGAACCCGTTTCAGCCGAAGATGTATAGGCAGTCGTCAATGTGTTCCAATTCCTGTTGGGTGTATCGGGCGTTGCAATATTGCCGAATATCCTCCAGTACTCCCCTGATAGGAACTTGCTGCGATGGGTCTTCAATCAACTCAATTAAGAGCTGATAATCAGGGGCTACCCCTTTGAGGTACTTTACTACTAACTCTTTGACTGCTGTTCGAGCTTGCTGGTCGGTTAGCATTGTTTCTCTGGCAAAACAGCCGCCCCCTTTGTCGTAATCGGTAATAGTCGTCAGATGCGTTTCAGAGCCATCTCCGGTTTACATGGACGAATTACGATTACCTTTGTTTGCATTTTTCAAGCTCGCTTTGACTTTTCAATGTCGTATCTACGCCAAGCCGATACTTGCAATAATTAATGACCAAGCTTCGCTCTGCCTCGCTTAGCTCACTCAAATTTTTATCATCTGATTCGTACGCGAAAATATTTTCAAATTCTATCTGAAATGTGGGGCTCTTTTTAATAAAGAAAACTTTTTCCGGATAAGCGTCCTCCATCTTTTCGTAAAATCCTATATAAAGTATGGCGACAATCGTGGTTGATAATATGATTAGCAGCGATTTCATGATGAAGGCGGTCGCAAAAGTTTGGTTTTAATCCGAAGGTTTCTAACAAGCTCCATGCCAATATTACCAGGGCAAATTTTTCCTTCGCCGGCTTGCATGGGGAATTCACGGTGCCCACCTAACGTCGTCACCCTGAAAACGCTGGTCAGGGCCTGAATCAACGTCAGAAGGGTATCAATTTGCATGGCAGGAATTTTCTGGTCCATGTTGCCGTTGATGCTTTCGAGGGCTTGGCGAGCCAAAGCGACCATATCGCCACCCTCTTCGGCGGTTGTCAGGTTTTCTAGCAAAACGATACCAATCACACCTGTGTTGTAGTTATGTACGCTTGATCCCTTGAATCGTATGTCGCGTCCTTCAAAGACTTTACCCGTACAATCGATGCCATAGTGATAGCCGATATCATCAAACTTAGCCTGATGCTCATTCTGAATCGCCCGCATTTGTCCTGCACCAGCACCGCAGCTAACACTTCGTCCCGCGTGGTGAAGGGCGATCATCGAGTAGTCCCAATCATCCACCATTTCACCTTTTGCTTTGTGCGCTCCCCATGATGACCGCTCTACAAATTCGCACTTGTTTTTGCTGAGTAGTCTGATGATCGCTTCTCTAGTTGCAGCTCTATCGTTGACGGTGATAGTCGTGGGAGCAACTGGCACACCTGGTTTGACTTCAGTCGCTTTTGCTTCAGTAGTAAATTGTTCAGCCATTCTGAGTCAGTCCGTTAATTCGTTAAGCGTCCGAGCTGGAGAATTGAAATCAATGCTCATGGAAATATTGGCATCTTTGACCGGAGTTTTGATCTTCGCTATCCCTGCGCTGTCGGTAACACCTGTGATCTTTTGACCATTGACCGTGGCAGTGAAATTTCTTCCGACTAGAGGTTGACCAGTCTCGCTATCAACGATGCTGAAGGTATGCCCATAGGTTTTCTGCAGTAAAAGCGGGAGTGGAGGCGTGAATGGTGCAGGAGTATGGGAGTCGCCGATGATCACCGTACCCGAGCCACCAATAACTACGTCGCCGTGTGTGCCGACGGTTCCCACCAGAGCGGCATTCTTGCCATTGATGAACACCGTCGCAGACACTGCCGAGTCCAAAGCGCTGCCGCAGGTGCAAGTGTCGCCTTTCGTCGCAGCTGCGAGGCCGTCGAAAAACACATCGGGAGATCCGGACGCAATGGCTTTGGGCCCGTGCCCAGGCATAGGGCAACTGGTGGGATCAGTTATGCGCGCAGCTGGCTTTGCCATGTATGACTTCCTGTCTACGATTTTTCCAAGGGCGACTGTATCAGAGTTGCGTAGAACAGTGGCTCAAGGCATTGCTCTGGTTGGCATTTCGGCAACCGCTTTGAATCGCCTCTGGTTAGGCAGATGTCGATGAGCGTCAGCTTTCGGCCATGAGCGGCCTCTCATCTGACGGATGCTTCTGGCCCAGGCAGATGGATTGTCTGGGTGCAAACAGTCTCAAAGGAACTGTATGATTCCCTAGACGCGGCATTGGGCTTTTCTCATCAGCAACGGAAGCAAGGCGATGTATCAAGCGCAGTATTGGGTGGAGCTGCAAAATCTTAAAGCGCATGTCTACTATCTAGAACTCTACCAAATCAGATCTGAAAATATAGAGAGAGGAATCGCTATAGTACTAGCCATAGCATCGGCTGGAAGTATTGGTGGCTGGGCTATCTGGAAAGAATACGCGTTTGTGTGGGGCTTCTTCATCATGCTCAGCCAAGTCGTATCGGTCGTGTACAAATTTCTTCCATTCAAAGCCCGCATCAAGCCTCTAAGCGCAGCGGGAATAGAGCTTTCTGTATTAGCTGATGACGCAGAAAAAGGGTGGTTTGATGTCGCGCAAGGTGAACTGACCGAACGAGAAATCAACGAAAAACGTTTCGCAATACGCAAGAAGAAATCGGCGGTAATGAAATCTGCATTTGCTGGAATGGTCATTCCTGAGAAAGCAGATCTTATGACCAAAGCCGAGTTACAGATGAGACGGTACTTCCAAAGCCATTACCCGGAGTTGACCAATGAGTAACGAAAAATCGCAGCCACCGCGCCATAACCCAAGCAGACCAGTACAGACCAATGATCGAGGGTTACCTCCTGTACAAAACACTCTTCCTATGCCGAAAGTGCAACCCCCGAAAAAAGAGAAGTGAATCACAGGTGATCCGGTTCACGACGGTTGAGCTGATCACCTGTTGAATAAAGCTTTTTCGATTGTCTAAGCTTCGACCCCTGTATTGACCGACAGGAGGTATCTTTACAGTTTGCAAAAGTGCGGCAGCAGAGCATTTTCTACATTTTGTTCTACAATTAAATGTAACACTCAACGGATCTATAACAACCGCACGGCGGCATCTCGTAGTGTTGGCATGGCTGGCTTTAACTTCAGCCGCAACTAGATTGGTAAAAGTGGTGGAGATCATGGAGCGTAGCAGCCAGAGTGTTGATTATTTTGTAGATTCTGACTTTGTAGAAAATTTTAATGAATCCCTGAGAAGACTGTTATCTACGCTTCAGCAAAGCACAATGGCAAAATATATCAATCCAGAAAACGCGCAACGAATAAAGCATGGCGCGGCGTTCTGCAATCCTGCCGCCCCCCAAGTATACAACGGCGGACTTGAAACTCACTCCACGCTTTTTGACATTGCGCTCGAGAGCATTGCTGCCCATGACGTTAAAGTTTTAGAAAGATGCTTCAATAGTTTTCAGGAGGATATGGAAGCTCAGTTTGCTAGTATGATTTACTCATCACTATCGAAGGTCTGCGATCAAACTGGAAACGTTGTGGATGCAAAGGAATCTGGATCTCTGCCGCTCGCCTTCTTGGAAATGCTTGAGAAAATCGAGTTTAGTGCGAACAAGGCAGGAGAAGTGACACTCCCAGAGATCCACCTTGGAACGGATACGTTTAATCAGTTCACAAGGGCAATGCAAGAAAGCACTCAAGCATATAAGGCGATGGTCGAAGACATCAAGGCGAGAAAGGTGGCTGAGGCGCTGGAAAGAGAATCTGCTCGAAAAGCTAAGTTTGTTCGTTACGGAGAGAGTGCGCGATGAGGATCCTCCTAGCAATTGGCTGCAACGAATATGATCACGCTAAACCCCTCGATTCTGCAGAGTATGATGCGGTAAGAATATTCAATGCTCTCGTGAGACCCGAAGTTGGTCAGTTCAACAGCGCACACTCCCTACTTCTGCTGTCTCCGACTATTGAGCAAGTTAGATCTGCATTAAAAAAATCGCTTTTCGAAAATTCACACATAGAGAATTTCACATTTTTTTTCGCAGGACATGGTGGTGTGAGCTCTGGTAGCTTCCATATGTGGCTCCGGGACACAAACCCAAGAATACAGTCTATGACGGCGCTGTCTTTGAGTGAGTTGTTTAGACTGCTTAATGAAACATCACCAAAGCAGAGCAATATAATTATAGATGCTTGCCAGAGTGGCGGACTGATATCAGACCTCGGAGTACTATTAAAACCTGAGCTAATTGGTGACGCCGGAACACCTGCTTTGACGCTAATCGCTACATCAGCAAAAAACCAGACCGCCGGCGAAACTCAAGAAGGAGGCATAGGTACTAACGCCATTCTCGACTGTGTGGAAGGAAGAGACTTTGTACAAGACAAAGCAAGCATTTTAGATTTAGTCGAAATAGGTAGACATATCTCAAAAAAACTTGATGACCATGGACAAAATGCAATCGTTTGGGGGCTGAATCTGTATGGGCCACCTAGTTTTTGCCGTAATCCTAAATATGAAACAGATCCCAATACACCTCTTCGTAGTTTAATGCATCAGTGGCCATCAAACCTCGACAAAGCAATAAAAGACAATTACAACGACATATGGAGTACATACGGTGCATTGGATCGGCAATGGAATGCTTCACGGTTTATCCCACTTGTGAATTCAGTATTAAATCCATGTCGGGAAAATGAATCGATATTAATTAGCTGCGCTGATCGATTAGCTGTGACATTCTCTACAAAAGCTGCACAGTCTAATGACGCTTACCGGACGCCTATGATTACTGCTGGGATAGTGGCTTGCCTACTCCCGAGCTTGGGTGCACCTATAGTAGATGCTGGAGCAGAACTGCTAACTTACAAGCTTGTCGATGAACTTCTTGTCGTAAACGAGTCCGCATTGTCCTCACTGGAACAAAATAAGTACTGTTTGTTGCCAAGAGAGGGTGGTGGCTTTGTGGAGCTGTATCAATTGCCTCTTCGTTTATCTAAAATTCTCGGATGGGCAGGAGTAGCGTTTCTTTGCGCGCCGGAATCACACAAGACAAAAGCAGGTCAACAATTCGCAGACATTCTAAATAAAATATTGGAGCTGTATTCTGGTTCTGTGATTGCATTGAGTGATGCTCAAGCTTCACACTGGGAGGTCTCTCTAGCCGTGGCCAAAGCGCTGAACCTCAATGAACAAGCTGAACAGCTAATAGGATTGCTATTCAACTCTATAATAAGCTGCGAAGGCAAGCTCGCCAGATATGACATCTCCCCCGACAAAGCACTGAGCTATCTACTATCTAGAGAGTATAATAATTTTAAGAACAACTACACCCTTGTTGAGAAACCAATTGAGACCTTATCCGTGCTATTGCGAGCGGCAAAGGTTTTTGAGCTTGAAGATATTTTGAATGAAGATTTGTGGCAGATTGACGGTCTGAGTTTTTCTTGTTATCGCCCAGACTCCTACATTCACTACTCATCAATTGTTATGGAGGGCGGAACGAACGAGGCATGGCAAATCGGTTTCGATGTTTTTCGAGTCGAGGACTTCATAAAGTCTTGGACATTATCGTACGAACTCAGCGGAAGCATTGTCTACAAGCTTTCAGTTATTGGATCGTTATTGCTCGAGGATCGTGTACCTTGGTTTTGTATTGATTATTTCCTTGAAAGTATCCATGATTAGTTTTGACTCGCGCTGCGAGTGCGGTTACGCAATTGTTTTTGACTAAATCTTACACGAATGGTTGCCAAGCTTATCGTAATCAATAAATAACAATGTCGTAACAGTTGACGAAGTGAAGTGTTGCGCCAGATTGTGTGTGAGACAAAATTTTCTCCTATCTGAGTATCCGCTTTTGGCTGTAAGCAGTTACTGCGTAGGTCCGCTTTTGGCCGCTCTCTGCCTGTCACGATGGGCGGGATTCGGCCAGAAACGGTTACTAATGGGCGTCCCCTTTTAGCTGTTCAATCATAAGATACAAACACTAATGAAAGCTATATTTGAAGACATCATCACGCGATAGCCCAGTGAAAAAAGGGATGGATTAAAGCCCGTCTCAGCGAGCGAGGCGAACGATTTGAGCGAACTGTTATCTAACAATTCGCCTAGCCTTGCTGTTGCTCATATATGGCGACCAACTGCTCTTGGCTGTGACTAGTGCCAGGCCAGGGTGCATGTATCTCAACCAAATCAAATTCGGCATCGCCGTTTTTGGCGAGCTCTATAATTTCTTCCTCTGTCAGTGCTGCATATTCTGGCCACTGATTGATTAAGCCTCTGGCATTTGATACTGCAGCATCTTCGGTTTCACCAATATAAAGCTCTTCAATCTGTGCGTGCCCATAGGTAATCATGTAAAAGGACATTTCTTCTCCTGGCTCTACAAATTTTTTAAATTGGTACATAAAGTTTGGTTAAGACTCAAAAGGGGGCACTAACATCTGCAAAAAGGCCGCGACCCTTCAGGACCGTCGCGCCTGCAGCAAATTGTCACCCACTACGAGGCCAACCACAAAGAGCTTCAAATTCAATATACGTTTTCGTAGACTTCTTGATTGCCTGACCTAGGGGCATGAGCAAGCGGTCAAGCTCAGACTTGCTTGCTCCCCCGCTAGCCAAAACTAGGTCATTAACGTGTTTCACGAAAATTGAGTAGCAATCAACTGCACTCTTCCCTGTACCAGACTGCTTCCATTTGTTTTTCGTATCGAAAAGTAGCGACTTACACTTCTGCCTCTCGTCGGCAGTTAATTTTCCGAAGATCGCCCAAAGCGACCTGATTGCGTGCTGGTCATAAATCGGATTTATCTTATCTTTCAGATGCATTGCAAAGGCATAGAACACCACATCGGTATTTGTTGATACTGGCTGCTCTGTGGCATAGTTCGCACAGAACTTCTTGTATGCCTTCCACTTCCCTAGCTTCCACAAAAGAGCCTCTGCAAGGCCTTGTGGAGAATCCGAACTATTGTTCGAGAAATTTTCCGTGCCTACGAGTCGGGGGAAAACATCTTCGTCGTATTGATACCCAAGCTTCGCTAGTTCTTTCGTTGCTTTCTCAATTGCGGCTTTGTCCAAGCGCCCCTCAGAAATATTCTCCTGAAGACTAGCAATTAGTTTTCCCAGAGGGCTTTCTTTGATCATCTGCGAAGTCTCGACTGCAGTGGCTAACTTTTGATTAAAGGGCGATAACGGGGAAGAAACAATAATGGGCCAATAATTGGGAAAAATCTATTTCCCTCTTGGGAATAGGTCAGATCTATGGCCCATCCTTAGCTAACTTTCCTCAGCCTCTGCTTGAAACACCTCAATGAGCTTCTGGTTGTAATCATCAAGGTAATTCTGCAAGCCCTCACGATCGACTAATCGCACTCCAGCAGTACCGGCCAACTCTTTCGCGGACTTTGTGTAGTAGGAATTGGTAACCACCATAGCCTCGTCACACGCATAGAACGCTTTGGCGGAGATTGCTTGCTGCACTGCGGCATTCCCAACAGAGCCCGTGTAATTTTTGGCCTGGATTACCATGTTTTTGCCGAACCGACTGACAAAAAGATCGGCGCCCTGGTCAGCAGTCTTTTTTGTTTCCTTCACGTCAAACCCGATAGTTTGGAAAATCTCGACCAGGAATGCCTCAAACTGAAAGCCGTCCATAGCATCCACGAGATACATCGTGATGAATCGATTCGGATTGAAGTGCTCGAGCTGACTCCCAAGGCGCTCCACCAGAATGTGGAAGTAGATGCTTTCACACCAACCGAGCCCCTTACGGAATTCGGCTAGTGGTAGTAATGGAACACTGGCCGTCGTTCCTGCCTGAGGGGTAAATTGAATGCTTGGGTACGAAACGTCGTTTTCCCAGAGATAGTAGTAAAACAGAGCGAGGTCGGATCGAAAGGTTGTCCCTGCCTCCTCGATCCAGGAGCGGAGAGTCTCTGTCAGATCCGTTTTGATGTGCCGGCTGAGTTCTCTGGAAAAGCCGAGATAGACAGAGTTGAACGCAGTGGTCAGAAGCAATTTGTCCAAAAGCGAAGGTTGCCCCTCAAGCTCATCAAACCCCTTGCGAATAAGAACCTCACGAAACAGCTCGCGTTCGGTGTACACCCCATCGAACCTGGGGCCGGGCACGCCAACATCAGAGCTACCAGAAGCAGTCTCACGAGTGGTATGTATGAAGTTCGTAAAGTACGGCTGCTTGAGTTGCGCATACTTTCTCAAAACGTTGTTGAGCAGATCGTTCAACTGCGCCTGTTCTTTCTTTTTCCCCAGAAAATCCTTGATGAGTCCTTTGGATTGGTACTGAAAATCTGGATAGAACGAAGGATCAAGGGGAGTAAGATGCTGAACGCGCAATTCAGCCGAGGGAGAGACCTGTGAGCTGTTGCACCATGGGCACGCGGTTTCAAATGTCGTCTTATTGCATCCGTTGCATTGGTAAATCATCGATGTCGGTTCCTAGATAGATTTTTCCGGTGCCCTTCGAGCGTCGCTGCAATCATTAGCTCGCACTGGCTCGTGGAAGACACTACGCAGAAGAAATACCGCAATAGGCGAACCGACGATAGCCCAGTGCCATCCTCCCGTCTATGTGACTATTTGACGAGCCCGCGTTCCTGAGCAGAAATGGGGAGGAGTTTATTTCCAGAAAATACACCGCTCCACGTGCCCCCTTTCGAAACCCGATCACGCCCTCCCCATCTCTTCATACGAAACATCAACAACCGCGAGCGTCTTTAAACAGGTTTTTTTGAGGCGGTTAGCCATACATGTACAAAAGGTCGTCGATCAGCTCTAGCTCCTGCTGCGTGTACTGAACCTTGTTGTACTGTCTAATGTCCTCAAGCACACCCTTGATCGGAACTTGCCGCGAAGGATCCTGAACAATTTCGATCAGACGGTCGTAATCGGGATGTCTTCCCTTGAGGTATTTTTCAATCAGTTCTTTGAGCGCTACGCGCGCCTCTAGATCGGTTAGCACTGTTACTTCTCCGGCATAATCGTGACTTCATCTGCTTTGATGATAGTGGTGGTACCAGGTTTAGGGATGCGTTGCTGCGCACCACCCATACCGTACTCAGGATTCGATTTGGTGAACGGCTCCAGTTTCGGACCTTTACCACCGAGTTCGCGCTATCTTCCTGTGACGGTGTTTGTCCAATGTCCGCTTCTGGCCGGTAGCTGCCCGTCATTAGTGGCAGCTATCCTGTCGTTGACCCTGATCCGTGTACTCAGCACGACGCTGCTGATAATCCACGGCAACGATATGACGGTCTTCGTGGCGGACTAAAAGGGAGCGTCCGGCATTGTTGTCGATGCGCTGGATGCGGGCAGCGAAGTCGTAACTCAGCTGTAACTGGTTGTCGTACGCGTCACTGATGGTGATCAAGCGGCCCGCACGGAATTGATAAAAGCGCGCATTTTGCCCGGCCTGCGTCAGGATGAGTTCGCCTGGTGGCGATCCCAGGTAGATGGCCGCTTTCGACAGGCTGTTGATAATGGTGGGGCGTTGTTGCGTCGGCATGGGAAAACGAGTGGTTAGGTTTTCGTTATCTGTCCACAGGACGCCTTCATCATCCTGATCCAGTCGATGCGAAAGAGCGTGACTCCAACCAAACCCAAGGCGGCTGTCGATCTCGACCGCACTGGTGCGATAGAGGCGCGTCCACACAAACGGCAGCAGACCATCGAGTTGACCATCGGTAAGAGTCAGCAATTCTTCGCCCGTAACCATCGAGACCGGACAGCCGTTGGTGCAAGTGTCTTGGGCCGGCGCCGCACTTTTGTCGTCAGGATTCTTCGATTGTTTCGAGGCGTCATCAGGGCGCTAGGATTTGAACAGAGTGTCGATCTGCGCAGGCGGCACCTGATCGTGGACGTGGATCTTGTAGGATTTTCCAGGCAGTCCCTGAAAACTGCCTTTACCCTGTTTATCCAAGGTAATCGTCGACGTGGCGCCTCCATCCACGGCAATGATATCGACCTTGATATCGCCGATGGGAATGTCGAAAACCGTTTCGAATTTGCTCTCAATCAGCAGCGGCCCTACAAGCGGGCACTTGGCGACGTATGAAAAATCTCCATCATTCATGCTGACAGACTTGCTGGAGTCACCGGCCTTGATCACGCGCTCCATACCAAGCAGGGCGGGCATGTCAGCTGCTCGGCTAGCTTTGTCAGCAAGCTGTGCGTACCAGCTCTTGGTTTCCTCGCGGTACAGCTTGAGGTTGTTTTTGAAGGAGTCCAATTTAGTTTCGATAGTGGCAAGGCGATCCATCAGCCTTGCTCCAGAATCAGGTGGTTTAACAGTGCTTCTTTAAGGTTTTTCGGCGCATCCGGGCGGCACACGAAACGGCTGACTTTCAGCTTCAGGTTGTTCTCAGCCAAGCGTTGTAAATATCCGGGCGATCTTCTTCCAGCCACTGCATCAGGTTGCTGATTAGTGTCGTCGGGCTCTCCTTGGCTAAGCCATCCAGCAAGTCCTTCGGCACCTCCCACCACGGCCAATCCTTCACCTTCGGCAACACCTGCGTCCCAACCTCCAGCGTCTGCCCATTAATCAGATACCGCTCAAACACCGGCATTACTTCCCCAGCCTTCTTCCCAAGCCCCTTCAGAATCGGGTAGATATGCCGCCCATCCCAGAAGCGGAAAAACACCTCGGTCCCGTCCGGCATCTTCACCTGTGTAAGGCTGCGCAGGTGCCCGAACACGTCGTTCGGTTCGGCGCGTGATATGGCCAGCCAGCCCCAGTCGAGGGCGGCGGTTTCAGCGATCCACGGCAGGAATGCAGAGTTCGGTTTGAGTTCGGTGACGTAGGGCATCACCGGTTGCCAGCTGGAGTAGGGCGTGCCGCCCCAGATCGGCAGGAGCTGGGTGGTGGGTTCGGTCAGGTACAGGGTTTTCAGCGCGTCGGCATCGCTTGCTGCGCTGACGATCAGGTACAGGCGCTCTCCAGTCTGCAACGGCTGTTGTGTCAGCCAGTCCTGGATGTCAGTCGATCAGATGGCACAGGCACCTGCCTTGCATTTTTCGCATTCTTCGCAGTACTGCGCAACTTCTTGCGCATGATGGCGTTTCGGTATCGTTAAATGATATACGAAGCGCTTACAGGCTTTGCAGCCAGCAGAGAGGGTGCGGCTGACAGCACTTCGCGAGCAATCTCGCTCCTAGTTTTGATGCGGGCGACATACCAAGGATGCGCGCTCGTAATTCAGCGCCTTGTCCCGCTCGGGCAGTGCAT